AGACCTGCACGCCATAGAGGCTCCTCAATGTCAGCTTGGTTGATGAGGATATTTTCAAGTTGCTTGCAGCCCTCCCCACTAACAATCTTGTCAACAATATTCGCAAACACAGCTTGACGATTTGCGATGAGAGACATTGTCAGTTCGTTGGGTCGCGCAGCCCCCGGAGCGAAACCGCCCAGTTCACTTAAAGATGAAGATAGTTCTCCAAAACAACTTTTGAGTAGCTCTAATTCAACATTTTCACCCCAGTGAACGACCGTTACATGTAACGGGGGGTCGGACTTAAAGTTAAGAGTGTCGGGGATACGCAGAATGCGGACAGCATCAATCGTGCAGACGTTATCAGCCTGAAGCCCGTGTTTGTCACAGAGGCGTACAAGGCGTTCTGCTATAGGCTTCCACTCCGCAGGTTCCAGCGTTTCTGTTAACGCCCAGTAGACATGCAGTCCACGGCCAGAATCAACAATGGTGGGCACGGGCAAGCCAGACGAGGCACAGAATTCAGACAGAGCCTTAAGCCCTTCTTCCTGCGACTCGTATGGTTTACCTACACCGCAGTCGATATCTAACCAAAACGCCTTGTTGTTAAGCGCATTAGCGTACGTACGCTTAGCCTCGGGGCCTCGCCCTTCCTTAAACTTAGCCAAGGAAAAGAAGGCGTTATATCCCTCGGATACAAGTTGGGCTGCATACCCTTCTACTTCATCAAGAGACTGGGTGAAGAACCGCCGTGGTTTTTTATCACTTCCGTCAGGAGCCAAACCCGCGATGCAATACCACCCATCATCGCTGAGCACTAGCCCTAACAATTCACGAATAGCCATAGCGGCCTCTAGTCTTGGTCTATCACCCCCGCCCTCATTAGTACTTCTCGGATGCGTTCTTCTTGTGTCTTACGTGGAATAACCCTGCCGGTAAACCAGTTGTAAACCGTCATCTTCGACACTCCGAAATACTCGGAGATGTCTACAACTGGAATGTCCCGAGATATGCAGTAAGCACCAAGACGAACACCGAGACTACTAATGTCAGCGAGCTTGTTTGCGTCAACAACTCTCTGGCTATAGCCTCGGTAGTCCGTATCACTCATCGTCTACGGCCTTCGACTTACTGGCGGCAAACTTGCTAAGGATGTCCTGCAGTTCCGGCTTGATGTTAGGCACCGCTGCAGCAGGTGCAGCCTTCTTGGCCTTCGGGGGAGGGATATCTTCCTCATCTTCCTCTTCGTGAACAGCGGGTTCCTTGACCGGTGCGGCAAGGGCAGGGGCGGCAGGGGCCTTGGCTTGAATCTTCGGTGCCGAGATAGCCATCTTGGTTTCTTGTGTATCACCAAGGCGTACAGCTTGCTCGTATTCTTCTTCGTCCAAGAAGCGGACAGGGCTAAACACAAGCTTCGGGGTGTCGCTGTTGCTATCAAACTTCATCTCGGTAACGAGGGCGTTAATGCTGAACCCCTGCGAGACAACGTATGTCAGGTACTGATTAAATGGCATGTGCTCTTGGTCGCCGGTCCCGAAGATGGAGGTAGCAGACAAGACGAGTTGGTAGACGCTTCCCAAATCATTAGGAAGTGCCAGAGCAAGACGGCGAGAGAAGCGGCAAGCGCGAGAGCCACCAGTTCCAGAACCCTTGATGTTCTTCGGGCAGTCTTTGCAGTTGTGGTGCTGCGGGTTCTCGACACTGGCATCAGGCTTCACTCCATCAGGAGACCAGCAATCCGGCGAAGTAACTTCGGCCTTCGGGTCGTAGGCACCAGCATAGAAACTACGCGAGATGTCCTTGGAAGCGTTGACGATAACCACTTCCATGCTGTTGCTCTCATTCTTGGTCATTTCCTCACCGTTGACAACAAGGCGGAAGACACGACCACGGATGGAGATACGCTTTAGCGGGCTGTTGTTGACGCCCGGAGCAAGGGCTTTAGTAAGGTCGTTGACCCCGATGTTGCGAAGGTGCTCAGGGATACCCGACTTCTTGAAAAGGGTGACGTTAGACATTTGATTACCTCTTAAGAGTTGCGCGAACGAGTGACGCGGATTTCGTATTCCCGATTGACATTTAAGCCTTCTGGATGGATATCGGGGTTCTCTTCCAGAAACTGCTTCATAGAAGTCTGATTGATGCGCTTATGCAACAAGTTGAACGCATCGTGCTCCTTGATGAAGTTGTACATCGACTCCCAATCACTGGTCCAGTAGTCGGTCTTTACAGTACGACTAACCGTCCCATGTGCGGTGCGGATGCTTTCGGCTTTGTTGGTTTCGCAGATTTCCAGAAGTGCACGGGAGATTTCCTCAAGTTGCACGTCGAGTGCCTTGAGTTTCTCTTCCATGTCTCGCTTGATTTCATGCTTCTCATCTCGGATAGCCACGTAGGCCGAGACAAGAACGTCAGTGTCTACTGCTGTTTCGTCAGTCATGGATTACCTCTCTAAGTATCTCGGGTCTATGCCCGATGTGTGAATGCTAGTCTAGTTATTTTACTGTGTCAAGTACTGACCGCATTTTTGTACAGGTCAACAAGGCTTTGATGAGTATCAAGTTTCTTGCTGAGCATCTTGTACAGGTCGCGCTCGACAGCACTGCCTTGTATGTGGACGACCGTCATGGAGTTCTTTTGCCCCTTGCGATTGATACGGGCGTTGGCTTGCAGATACGTCTCGATAGAAGTTACAGGCGAGTACCAGATAATTACATTTGCAGCGGTGAGGGTGACGCCGTGGGCTGCTGACTGTGGTTGGACTATCAGAACCTGCGGGTTATCTTGGGTCTGGAACCTATTGAAAATGTCTGTACGCTTACTTACAGATACGTCACCACATATAATCTCGGTTCGAATCCCGTTCTGCGTTAAATACTCATCGAGTAAATCAATGGTATGGCGGAAAGGCACAAAGACAAGAACCTTGTGGGATGCCTCTTCGATTACTTCTTTGACCACCTGTAGTCGGTTTGAAACGTCAAACTCAATGACCGTACCCGAGTCAGCGTATACCGCACCACCAGAGATTTGTAGAAGTTTGGTCAGTTTAGCTGCTGCGTTAACAGCGCTGATTTCTTCACCAACCGCTTCTGCTGCTAGTTTGTTCTTGATTTCTTTGTAGTATTTATTCTGTTGCGGAGTGAGTGGAGCTTCACGTTCGACGTACACGATGTCAGGTAGGTCTAGACATTCTTCCTTCGTATACCGGATAGCCGGTTGCAAAGTAGCGTGTACTGTCTCACTAGCGTTATGCTTGGGAATCCACTTAAACTTATTGATTTGCTCCATGACTCGGTCACGGAAAGCACCGAATACTTTGGGTACGTTGTCCGGTACACACAGCTTTGCTAGACCGTATGCGTCAACGGGTGATTGGGCTGCAGGGGTGCCAGTCATCATCCAAAGATAAGTTTCCGGCTTCACTAAGTTCCGCATAATCTTCCATCGCTTAGTGCCGGGATTTTTATAGGCGTTTGCCTCGTCTATGATAATAAGGTCGAAGCCACCCTTCTCGATTTCTTTTGCGACTATCTCTACACCGTCATAATTGATGATGACGTATTCGTATGGCGCGGAAATAATTTCCTTCCGTTTTTCTCTTGGCCCGTGAGCAACACCTACCTTTCGGTGGATTGCAAACTTAAACAGGTCTGCCTGCCATGCGGACTGCATGATGGACAGCGGGCATACAATCAAGACTCGGTTAACTGCACCTTGTGTCAGTAAGTAGTCAGATGCCCAGATAGCCGCCGCAGTCTTACCCGTACCTTGTTCGTTGAAACAGAAGGAGCGGGGGTGAAGAGTTAAGAACGCAGCAGTTTCTCGTTGGTGCTGCATAGGGGGGTATACCCCCGGCCAGTTGTAGTCTCGATTAATTGGCGACGGCACGGACTTAAACTTTAGTCGCTTCAGCAACTGTGCTGCATTTAAGTTCCAGTTGACGGCAACCATATGGATACCGTCATTTTCTGTCAGCGCCTTACTACCCTCAATCGTCTCGGTTATTCTCTCCGGTGTCTTGGTTCTCACCAACAACACCTTGTCTTTGATAATTTCCATTATCGCTTGGGCTTGTTCCGTTTGACGGTATGGTCTGAGTTTCGGGAGAAGGAACGGTTTTTTGTTGGAGATTTGAGCCGAAGATTACTGGGCGAGTTGGTGCCCCCTTTGGATAACGGAATGACATGGTCGATATCCTTTCCTGTCCGGTCTACCCCTTTCTTGTCCATCTCATATCTTGC